CGTCAGGGCGGGCCCGACGGCCCCCGCCGCATTCACGACGCTGGTGCCGATCGCCGTCAGCGCGGGTCCGATCACCGCGAGTGCCTGGGGCATCGCCTACTCCTCGTCCTCGAGATCCACCGGGAGCTCCAGCGTCGTCTCGACTCGGCGGACCCGCCGGTCGCCGAGCATGTTGATCATCCGCTCGGGGCGGTCCGTCGACCAGAACACCCGCGTCTCGCCGATCTCCCGCGCCACCGCCTCGGCGGTGCTCTTCGCGAGCCGCAGGCACGCGCGCACCCGCTCGTCCGTGCGCCGCGCCTGGTCCACCACCAGCGTGTCGATGAGGACGCCCCGGTAGATCGGGCTCCGCGCCATGATGAAGAGGCACACCGGATCGGGGATCCCTTCCTCGTCGACCACGAAGCACGTCACGGGCAGCAGCCCCGACCGGGCGGACTCGTAGAAGCGCTCGACGTCGAGCGTCTTCTTCTGCGCCAGGAGATCGCGCGGCAGCTCGGCCGCGGCGACCGCGCGGAGGCTCAGTGCGCCAGGCCGAAGCGGGACAGGCTCTGCCATGCGTCCACCACGCTCGCGACGTCGGTGCGGTAGACCGGCCGCTCCACGAAGCCGATCTGCGGGATCACGGCTGCGGCGTTGCGCAGGGCCGGCAGCAGCTCCGACTCGACGCCGACCGCGAGGCCGAGCTCGCCGTCGCGGCCCGCGGTCTCGAGGCCACCCTGCCCCTCGCGCACGTCCTGCGGCGCGAATCCGCGAGGCTGCGCCCGCAGGGGTCGCCCCGGCCGCGCCGCAGCGCGGAGCCGGATCGCCGCGGCGAACTCCCCGTCCTGCAGCCCGCCCACGAAGTGCTCCTCGAGGAACGGTGCGAGGGGGCGCCGCAGGAGAGCGAGGAACGCGACCGAGCTGCGGTCGAGGTGCATCCGCCAGCCCACGAACCGCACGAGGCCTCCGTCGACGAGGAGCCGCGCCGACACCGGGCCGAGGTACCCCGACTCGCGGAGCCACGGGCCCAGGGTCTCCCACGCGACGAGAGGCCGACGCTTGCACCAGGTGGCGGAGATCGTCGTGCCGAGGTCCTGGCCCACCTCGCCGGCGGCCGCGCGGCGGAGGTCGATCGAGCCGTTCACGTGGACGAAGCGCTCCCCCGTCCACCAGGCCTCCTCCCGGTACTCGAAGCCGGGCACGAACGGCTCGAGCAGCACACGCTGGCACCCGAGATCGACCTCGTGGCTCCGTCCGAACCGCTCCAGCAGGTCCCCGGGCTGCTCCTCCACGATCGTCTCGAGCTCGCCCTTCACCGCCGAGCGCAGGACGAACCGCTCGCGGCGGTGCTCGCGCAGGTGGCCCAGCAGGGCGCGCGCGCTCGTGAACTCCCGGTGCTCGATCCCCGTGAGGCCCACGCGCTCGGCGAGCTTCTTGCCGGCTAGGCGGTTCACCTCGGCCGCCTCGGTGTGCGGGGAGCAGCCGACGACGCGGAGCCCGCGCCGGCGCAGGCGCACGGCGATCTGGCCGAAGTCGCGGACGTCGATCCCGGCGAGGCTCCGCCCCTCGTCGTCGGCGGCCTCGCCCTCGGTGCCCGGCTCCTCCGTCTCGGCGGCGCCCGGGGTGAGTGCTCGCAGGCCGTCGAAGAGCACCACGCTGCCCGCCTCGAGCTTCGCCACGGCGGAGCGGAAGTGCTGGGCGTTGTGCACGGGGTTCTTGAGGATGCCCTCGAGCTTGCCGCGGTAGGCCGACACGGCGATGAACGCCGACACGTCGGCGCCCTCTTCCTGCATCCGAAGGGCCAGGGGTAGCCCCAGCCCATCGCGACTCACGACCAGATGCTGCACGCGGACCTCAGAGCACGAGCGCCCACTCGTAGGCGTCGGCGGCGTTCTTGCGGCACAGATACAGGGCGTCGTTGGCCCCGCTACCGACCGCCCGCGCGACCAGGTACAGGCGCCCGCGGAGCTCGACGGAGGGCGTGGGCAGGTCCGCGGAGGAGGATCCCTCCACCACGTAGGCGCTCGCGTCGTTCGTGTTGATGGCGCGCGCCAGCCCCTGCATCGCGTCGTTCAGGGCGACGCCGAGGCGCTCGAACGCGCGGCGGGCGTCGGCTCGGGCGGCGCGCCCCTCCTGGCTTGCCGGCTCCGGACCGAGCAGGTCCTCGACTCGCAGCGTGATCTTCGGAAGGTCGACCCTCACGCAACCGCCCGGATCGGACCCTCGGGCTGGAAGTAGGGCACGATCGCGTCGATCGCGAGCACCTGTGCGCCGGTGTAGATGATCTCGATCTGGTGGGACTGCGCGACGCGGTTCACGAGGACGCGCTGCCGCACCTGGTCGCGGCCGGTGCCGCCCGACAGAGGGATCTGGACCTGCTTGTAGAAGCCGGTCTCGAAGTCCGCGTAGAGCCGAATCGTGAGCGTCGCATCCACCCGCGCGCCGACGATCTCCAGCAGGACCAGCCGTGCGGTCTGCCCTTGCTCGAGGAACGGGTTCAGCCGCTGCGTCTTCGCGCGCATCGTGAAGAGCGCACCGGCATCCGTGGCGCCCGACTGCGCCCGATAGATCCGCTGATCCCGGCCGCCGGCGAGGAGCAGCGGGTAGCCGGGCTGCAGGATCGGCTGATCGAATGGCAAGGACCAGTCGTCGAACGTGGCAAAGAAGGCGTCCATGCCGTCCCACGTGTACGTGGTGGTCTGCTTGTAGTCCCCGAAGCAGTGAAACGGGAGGTCGTAGAGAGCGAAGGCCTCGTCATCCCACTGATACGCGAGCACGTGCTCGGGAAAGCTCTCTCCCGGCTCCGCGTACGTCCAGAGCGCCTCCCGGAGCTCGTCGCTGCGGGTGCCGTACGAGAGCTGCAGCCGCGCCTGGTTCCAGCCCAGGAGCAGGTCGGGGATCGGGTCGCTCACAGGCTCGGCGTCCTGGCCGTCCGTCGCGACCAGCGAGCTCGGGCCCACGACCGCCACCTCGTCTCCGAACTCGACGGCCGAGGCGGGCGCGAACGCGCCGTGCACCTCGGCGATCTTCTCCCAGACGAAGGGCTGCCGCGCGTCGTTCAGCGGGACGAGCCGCCACGTCGAGCGCTCGAAGAAGACCACCAGGACGTCGCCCAGGAACTTCGCCGAGACGATGCGATCCGAGGTCGGGGCATCGGCCCATCCGTTCGCGTCGAAGCTCGTCGACACCGAGAAGTCCGGCGCGATCTTCGACCACCGCACGCGCTGGTGCTTGGTGTCGGAGCCCTCCTTGGTGCGCAGCAGCACGAGGCGCCCCGCGTACATGAAGGCCATGAGGGCCGAGGCCACGCGGCGCGTGTAGCCGCCGCCGCCCGGGTTCGCCGGCGTCACCCAGTCGGTGGCGAGCTCCTTCATGGTGCCGGAGCTCGCGTCGTAGTAGCGGCAGGTGTCGAGCCCGTTCACGATCAGGAGGTTCTTGAGGTACGGGCAGAAGTGGTAGAACGACTGGTTCGTGCACTGGGACCAGCCGTCGGTCCCCTCGATGTCCTCGAAGCGGAGCTCGGTGGAGTCGTAGGCGAAGATCCGGCGGCGATCGAGCGCCAGCAGGACCTCGGCGGCGTCGACCGGCCGGAAGTTATAGATGCCCATGACGGCGTTCAGGTTGTCGTCGCCCGAGCCGAAGTTCTCGCGGCGGTACTCGTAGGTGCACGTGACCGCGCCCGTCGTCACCGCGCCGAAGGTCACGCTGTACGCCCCGGTCGTGTAGTTGATCGTGCCCGTGCCGTCGCCGGTCAGCACCCCGGAGCCGTTGTCCTTCACGACCTGCGTCCCGTCCGTGAAGGTTACGCTGTACGTGCTCGGCGAGGCTTCGTCCGGGAAGATCGGCGTCTTCGTGAGCGTCCCGCTGTAGACGGTGCTGCCGAGCGCGCCGATCGCGTCGGTCTGCTTCGTCCCGAGCTGGGAGAAGCGCTCGTAGCCGCGGCGCTTCTCGAGGCGGCCTCGGAAGACCCGGCAGTTCACGAGCTCGGCGAACGCCTCTCGCGGCGCGATCCAGGCCTGCCGCGAGAGGTCGATGCCCGATCGGAAGTCGACGATCGGGAAGGGCTGCATCAGGTGTTCGTGGCCGGGATCAGCCAGGCCGTGAGGCGGCACTGCCCGTTGATCGTGCCGGTCGGACCGATCGAGTAGCCGCGGTTCACCGCGTTCGTGAAGGTGCGCCCCTCGAGGATGTAGGTGTACGTGGTGCCGGCCACCGGCGACGCCAGCCAGTGGTCGACCACGATCGCGTCCAGGAAGGTGTTCGAGAGCGAGACCGCCGACTCCGCCACGGATACGCCGTTCTCGGTGATCCTGGAATAGAGCGTCTCGACGCCGCCGGACGACTGCGAACACGAGATCAGCCCGCGCACCAGGACGGAGTAGGCCGCGCCGTTCAGCGCCGCCGGCAGCGTGAAGGCGATGGTCTGAGCGTCGAGCGCGTTGCGCCAGAGCGCGTTCGTGAAGTAGGCCGCGGTGTATCCGTCGACCTTCTTGGAGTCGATGAGCCCCGCACGCGCTTCGACCTGGCGCCACGCGGCTCCCGTCTCGTCGCGGGCCCACTGCCGATAGCGGCTCCCGGTGTCGAGCCAGAGCAGCGCGTCGTCGAGCGTGGTGGTGCCGGCAGCGTCCGCGACGGAGAGCGCCGTCGGGGGCGTGGCCTGCCAGAACGGCCGCGCGGACCCCTTGAGCAGGCGCCCCGTGGTCGCGTCGGCCTCGAACGGCGAGCCGGCCTTCCACGCGGCGCCGTCGTAGTGGTCGACGGAGGCGCGATCGGTCCGCAGGAAGATCGACCCGGCCACGGCGCCCGAGAGCGCCGCGCGCGCCGCCGCGTCACCACGGGCGAACTTGTGGCGCCGCGCACCCGCGGCCGCACCGCCCGGGAAGTCGTGTTCCGCGCCGAGGGCCTGCTCGAGATGATCGAAGTTGGCGCGAATGTCGGCGCCGCCCACCGAGGGGGCGAGGTTGCCGGCGGGCCGCGTCTTGTCCCAGGCCACGACGACCTCCTAGAACGGCTGCACGACGACGGGATCCTGAGAGATCGTCGCCGTGTACTTGAGGCTGAGCTCGTCCAGCCCCGCCTCGAACAGGGCCCCGTGCCGCTGCGCGATGTTCTCCATGCCGAGGTCGTGCGCGATCGCCTGCACGGCGCCGTCGACCACGGCCTTGGCCTCGATCTCATCGGCGACGCCGGTCGATGCGAGAGCCGCCCGGTACAGCAGCGCCGCGGCACGCACGAAGTAGATCCCATCCGGCCTCGGCCGGAGCGTCAGTGCCCGGTCCTCCACCAGCACGGCCCAGGGCTTCGCCTGCGCGGTGTCCACCACGTCGAACTCCTCCCAGAACTCGTCGGGGGTGGTGTAGTAGACCAGCCGTTCCGTCTGCGGAGCGCTGAGGACGCCGATGTGGATGGGCGCGCGCACGGCGCGCACGAGGCCCGGCTGCAGGACGTCGAGGTCGTAGGACTCCTGGCCCACCACCGTCGCGATCGTGACGTACCCGTGGGCGCAGGCGTTCCCGACGCGGTTCGGGATCATCCAGCGCCAGATCCGATTCATGGCGCGGTCGAGATCCGTCGACGGCGGGTCCGAGGCGCCCGGAAGCCCGAGCTTCCGGAGCACCTCGTCTCGCATCTCGGCCAGCGTCACGGCGGCCCCCCGCTACACGGCAGGATCAGGCCGCGTAGTCCTCGCGCACGAGCTCGAGGATCAGGACGCCGACGGCGGCCCCGGTGGCCGCGGCCGTCGCGATCGTCACCTCGTAGTTGAGCACCCGCGCGTCGGCCATCTTCTTGCGCGCCGTGGCCTGGGACGTCGGGCCGCCCGAACCGGCGGCCGTCGCCAGGTTGTAGTGCGCCGGCGCCGAGGCCTCGAGGTTGATCGACGTGTCGCCGAGGATGGTCGTCGGCGACGCCTCGCTCGTGCGGATCTTGGCGACCGTGGTTCCCGAGGCGTTCACCGCCGCCGTCTCGATCACGAGATCCGCGGCGACGATGCGCGTCCCCTTCGGGAGGTCCACGAGCGGCAGAACGTGCGTCCCGACCGTGAGCGGGTGCGTCGGCAGCGGGATCGAGATCTTGCCGCCGCTCGGGCTCTCGGCGGTGCGGTAGCTGGCGTTGGGCATGGGCCCTCCTCGTCACGCCCCCAGGAGGGGCGCGGGATCAGTGCGCGACGGCCTTCGTCTCGTGGACGATGCAGCCGAACCGCTTCGAGTTGAAGATGCAGGGCTTGACGCCGAAGATCGCGCCGGTGGCGACGCCGCGAGCGTTCCCGTAGTCGTCGACCTCTTCCCACCAGCTCATCATGTTGTCGTCGCCCATCGACTCGCGCTCGAACTTCGCGTAGGCGTTGCCGAAGGCGACGACGCCGGCCTGGGCTCCGAGCAGGAGGTTGCGGGCGTACTGCGACGCGCCGGGGTTCAGGATCGGGATCCGGGTCGAGTCGTAGATCACGACGTTCGCCCACATCCCGACGGCGCCGGTGAAGAACGGGTTGTTCTTCACGGAGCCCATGTTCGCGAACTTGGTGACCTCGATCCACTGGTTGCTCGAGGTGTTCGTGCGCAGATCCGTGATCGAGTACGGGTGCGCCACGTACACGTAGACGTCCATGCCGTCGATCTTGCAGGGCCGGACCAGCGGCTCGATCGTCTTCGCCTTCTCGACCAGGCCCTCCAGCATGTTCGTCGTGAGGGTGTTCGCCTGGTCGTTCTTGTAGTGGTCGGTGTCCGAAGTCGGGGACACCAGGGCGTTGCCGCCGTGCGCCTGGAAGTCGGCGGGTGCCGAGGTCGAGGCGTCGAACGAGCCCGCGAGCTGGCCGAAGAGCAGCTCGTCCAGGATCGTCGCCCACCGCTCGGAGAGGTTCCGGCGGCCGTCCTTGCGGAGATCGTGGACCGTGCGCTGCTGGCTCATCCGTCGGAAGGCGTGCGCGAGCCGGCGCTGGTCGATCTTCACGCTGTCCTGATAGTACGTGAGGGCCTCTTCGAAGCCCTTGATCGGGTTGTCGCCGCCGACGCCGTACCCGCTCATCTGCACGAGCAGGTCGTACTTCACCTCGTCGCCGGCGCCCTCCTCGAGGTCCGGCACCACCTGGATGACCGAGTCCTCCGACTCGCCCATGAACTTCTTCATCCAGGTCTTGTAGATCGCCTCCCGCATCGTGAGCTTCGCCCACACCTTGCGGGTCTGCGCGGCGTTCGTTCCGAACTCGGTGACGGCCATGGTTGCGACTCCAGACGGCGACGGTGGTCGGTGCGACGCCTCTCGGCGTCACCTCGAAGGCCGGCGCTTTGCCTGGCCCACCGCGCGCGGGTCGCGTTGTCACCGCGAAGGCCCGGGATCTGCCGCCCGGATCGGCCGCCTGACGGTCGGCGGGGTCTACTCGTCAGCCTCGCATCGAGGCATCCCGGATCCGCCCCGGGTTGGCGCCCTTCCCCGCCCTTCGGGCCCGGCCGGCTCTACACGAACCGACCGGGCACGAAGTGGCTGTGAAGGGATGCCCGTACGCGCGTACTGCTACCGGTCGCGCGTCCCCTCGCAAGGCTACGCGCGCTGCAGCTCGCGCTCCGCCTCGAGGATCTCCTCGTCGCTCATCGACAGCAGCTCGAACGGCTTGGCGTTGGCCAGCTTGCGCGCGGCCGAAGGAGCCCCGCCGGCGGGTGCGCCACGCTGCGCCATCGGGCGCGGCCGAGACCGCATCATCGACGCCGGCGCCGCCGCGCGCGCGGGCGGCTTCGCGGCGGCCACGGGCGACCCGGCGCCCTTCCGCTCGAGGTAGCCCGCCACGCAGCGCTCGAGCTTCCGCTTCCCGGTCGGCGCCTCCACCAGCGTGTCGAGGTCCATCGCCGGGTACTTGCGCTCGAACTCCTCGCGGATGCCCTCTTCGTCGAAGATCTCGAAGAGATCGTCCGGGCCTCGCGGCACGACGCCGGTCTGCTGCACGTGCTCCACCAGGCGCCGATCGAGCCAGGCGTAGGCGCCCTCGAGGTCCTCGATCGCGCCGCGCACCGCATCGGCGTCCTCCACCTCGTCGAGCAGCTCGGAGCGCATCCGCTCGTACATCGCGACCCCGGCCGCGGCCGGCGACGCCGGGGGCCCGACGGGCTGCGCCGGCGGCGCGATCGCGCGCCGAAGCTGGTCGGGGTCGATCGTGTACTGCCCCTGCTCGTCGAGCTCCACCGGGATCCGCGCGCGCGGCGGCGGTGCGGCCGGTGCGGCGGCAGGGGCCGGCGGCGCGGGAGCGGCGAGACCTCCGCCGAAGAGCATCGCGCGCTGGCGGCGCCGATCGCGGGCCATGCGCTTCTTCAGCCCCTCGGCCTCGCGCTCCGCCGCCTGGAGCCGCTCGCGGAGCTGCTCGATCGTTTCGCCCCCTCCCTCGGCAGCGCCCTCGCTGCCCTCCGCCGGCGAGGCCCCTTCGGCGACAGCCTGAGGCGCTGCGGGCTGGCCCTCGGGACCGGGCTCGGTGGCGGGCTGGCCCTCGGCCGCGGGCGCAGCCGCGGCGTCGTCGCCGGCGTCGGCCTCGGCGCCCTCGGCGGCGGCGAGCTCGCGCTCCTCGTCGCTCAGCTCGAACGCCTCGCCCACCGGCGCCAGCGTCTCCTCGTCTCGCTTCTTCGACATGGCATCTCCTTCCGGGTCAGCAGGGCCGCCCGGGGTTCGGCTTCTTGGTCGGCTTCTTCTTGCCCTTCATCGATCACACCTCCGGCGCCGCTGCGGGCGCTCCTTCGCCCGGCGTACCGGCACGCTTTGCGCCGGCCGCCAGGATCGCCTTCACCGTGTCAAGCACGAGGGTCTGCTCCTCCAGCGACCGATCCGAGAGGAGCTGCGTCAGGTCCTTCTGCACCTTGCTCGCCTGGATCACCTCGAGGGCCTGGTTGTGCCGCGCCTTCTCGGCGAGCTCGGCGGCCGAGAGCCGGCGATCCGCCGCCTCCATCGCGGCCTGACGCGCGAGCTCGCGCTGCGACGACTGGATCTGCGCCTGCGCCGACTTCGCCTGCGACATCATCGACGAGCGCACGTAGTCGACC